TTGTTTGTATACATCCACCATAGCAGGGCCACTAGAACCAGCAGGATTGATATCAATCTCTACACTTGATGAACCCTGCTTCTTGTCATCTGCCTTACCCCTCCAGATAAGGGGGTAATAGAAAGTTGGTTCATCATCTACATATCGCCTTGACACCTCATTCCATGTCAATCCAATCTGATGCTTGACCAACTGCCTTGCGACGAATACAGGTGCCTTGATATGAAACTGCAAAGATGCATGACCAAAGGGACTCCAATGATTATGCTTTGCGAGATAATTAATCAGTTTGGTATCCTTATCATCATCAAAATTATCATGCACCTTTGCAAAAGATACACGGGCAGCATTCACTACTGACAAATCACTTCCCATGCTATCGACTAATGTAACGTCCATTATATAATATCCTTTATTCAGTTATTTATTCCTCTAAAAATCCATAATGATCCATGATTAATTTTACTTCATCAAAATCAACATCAAAAATAGAAATCTTGAGAATTATACGGTCAGTGTCAGTATTCTCAACACTATGGGTCTTTGTCGTATCAATTAAAGCTTGCTTGTATGTGTAAGATTTATTTCCACTGGTTATAGCAGCATCATTATCATTCAGTATAAAATTAATGCAGCACTTAGTTCCAGCGTCATGATGTGGAGTGAGATAACGGTTTGCAAGTAGTCTATAAAATCTACCACTAACCTTACCGTGAAGGGATAGTTGACGTTGTATCTTATCTACAAAACCAGAAACAATTTCGGATGTCATATCCTTTTGTCTTATAACTCTCCAGTGATCGAATGACTTATTAGGATTATTTGGTTTCCACTTTGGGCCCTCATATTCCTTCTGAGAAAATTTAAGTTTTTCATATTCATGAAGAAAGGTATCATAATCAATATCAAACTTGGTATGATATAAAAAACTTAAAGTCACTTCAATAAATCCTCATGTTTTGTCTGTTTTTCTCTTCCTATATTATTCAACTCTGCACCAGACTCTTTACCAGTTAGATACTTTGGAACAGCAGCAGCTTTACTTTCTGTATATTTTTCAAACCAAAATCTTAGTCTCTTAAACATCATATCTCCTAAGAAATGGTGCCGGTGGTAAGACTCGAACTCACAACCTACGCATTACAAGTGCGTTGCTCTTCCAATTGAAGCTACACCGGCACACATCAATTACCGCTTATTGTTGCGGCGTGGACGAAACCCTGACGGGCGTTGCGTAGCAAGTTTCTTCACTCGCTCTGCAAGTTCCTCATTGGCTTTCACCAATTCGGCATTGTCAAACTCTAAACCATGAATTTGACCAAGAAGACCCTCTACCTTAGAGGCAAAGAAACCTTCTTGACGGATGGTTGGATCACCATCCAGATGCACTGTTACTTCCATTTGAAGTCTCCATTGCAAGGGTTGCTGCCGTCATGCCCGACAGTTAACATAATATAATAATACTACAGTTCATTGAATATGTCAAGTGCTTATATAGGTAATTTTGCATGACGAGGTAAAAAATTCAATTCTCTTGCATCAGCTTCAATCTTCTCCTTTAGTGCTTTTGAAATTAGGGAATTGATGCCTTCTAGTTCTAGTCCTTCTTTTTGACAATACCAAAGGACGGCATCCATGTGAGTTATTTTTTTCTCTTTTACGATATTTTCAATTTTCATACAAAATGTTTTTGGTGTATTCAGTGGCATATTGTCTCCATTCTAAAATAAGTTGGGGGGCTAACCGTGGCCCCCCACGGATGTATTACGGCATCACCCGTTATAAGTGGTAGGTATTCTGTTGCTAGGAACCTACCGAACCCCGGCAATTGCTGCTTACGCAGCAAGAGCCATAGGTGCAAAATTATCGTTTGCGTATAGTTTAATGACCTATAAGGCGGTCAATCCACAGTTCTCCACTTCTCTATTTAACACCTGTCGATCCTGTTTCGCCCCCATCAAAAGAAGACCAGATAAATTATACCAGCAATTAAGGTCATGTCTGCACAAATACTCCAAAGAATATATGCTCTAAACATCCACTTGCTGACCTCTCGTACTAAGGGGTTCTTCATCACACTCCCCTTTCTCTATCTGTTTCACTCTAATCTCCTTTTGGTGGAGGCGTTGGGTACTGCCCCCAAGTCCAGTCTGCCGTTCGATCTGTTTCATCAAACTGTACCTTATTTATACCATACGGGAATGTATTTGTCAATACCTTTTTTCAAATACCTTTGTCATTTTTGTATGTTCCTTCAGCAAGAACAAATCCAACATGTTCATCTGGTTCAGTTATTTTTGATACGGACAACACCACACTATCCCTCTGTGCAAAATCTTTATATCCTACAAGAAGCGACCTGACATAAAATGGTAGAGGTGCAGGAAGACTTACACAATGGTTTAATCTTGTAAGAGCATACACTCTTGCAAGAACTTCTTCTTCACTTATTGTATCAGCCCTCACAAGTTTCAAAATTGCATCTTCATCTTTACATACATAGGATGTTACAAGTGTGTCACCCTTTCCCCATACCTTATTTGCATCTGCTGCTGCATTAGGAATGAGCAGCAGCATACACAGACAAACCAGTGCTATCATTAGATACTTCATTTTTCCTTCTCCATTCTGCAATCGCTTCGGTGAGCAAAGGAAGGTAGTCATATTTTTCTTTTATAAACTCTTGAACCGTGCCATCCTCTGTGACAACAAGAATTACTACTTGATCAATAATAATACCAGTTCTTTGACCGAACATTTCTGCATATGCCGAGCCTTGGATATAGTAACTCTCATTCCAATCGTCTGTTCGTTCTTTTGTTGAGGTCTTGAAATCTATGATTGACAACTTACCTTTATAGTTAGCAATACAATCAACCCGCCCAGCGATTTTATATTTGTCACTCCACAATCCGCACTCTAAAGCATATATGTTATTTATATGACACAGAGCCTTTTCTTTGAGTTGCTTGAATAGGCACATGGGAAGAAAGTGTTTCTCATGTTTCTTCCACTTATCAGGCCAGTCAAGATGCACATTGTTGAGATAGTCTTCACACATAGCATGAACCTTTGTGCCTCTTGCAGCAGCAGTTCTTGCAATGTGGTTTGCTACATCTTCACCAACACGCTTACGCCACTCAAATAATCCTTGCTTGTTACGAACTGATAGAACGGTGGTGATGGATGGATACTTGTTGCCCTCTGGTGTTTCATACAAACGAACACCGTTAGTAGTTTTTGCCGTAATCTCTGGAATAGAAATTTGGTCATGTCTAAACATTTTAGGTTCCATTTTTATAGTGCCCGGATTCTTTCTACTAATCTATCTGCTCTATTTGTTACTTGACGATACCACGCCGAATCAACCATCTCATCTGCTGCCTGATTCCAATCCCTTGCATCCACACCACGCTTCATTCCAGCAAACTTGGAAAGTCTTGGGCGACCAAGATTGAACATCATATTGGCAATCACTTGTTGAGCTTCTTCTGGCAGATCGTCAAAGTCCGAGTAAAGGATGTTGCAGTCTCGCAAGACGCTTTGGATATCCGACTCGAAGGCTTCAGCGACTCGATCAGAAGAAACGGAGGTGCCCAAACTTTGTCCCTGTTCTGGGTCAGATTCCGTAACCAAATGGCCGATACCAAAAGTAGCATAACCAAGGTGGTCGTTATAAATTTTGTATACACATCCTTCATCCACTTCTAACTGTTCTCTAAGTTGATCAATGTTCATTTTACTTCTCCGTTAAATTAATATCTGCTGTTAGAATTCTACTTTCTCCTTCTCCAGAGAAGGGCAGAATAGAATAACTCACCCAAGAAGGAAACATAATCATTTTCCCAACTTCTGGTTTGAGGTATTGATTTGTTACGGGTTTCAAAAGTGAGAGTTTCTCAACATTTCCCCATGAAAGATGAGTGTATCCCTCATTAGACTTTTCCTCTTTACCATCATCAACCATACCCCAACCGGGCAGTTCAACTTTTCCAGCAATTTGTTCTGGCACTTTGAGATATAGGATACAAGACAACTCACCTGCACCGCCGAAGGTTATTGCAGTGCCAGAGAAAAGTCTTTCGATATTCATGGAAAGCATTTTAGAATTGTATTCTCTGTGTTCATCACCTGTGATTGACGGAGAATATTCAGTCGCTTTTTCATCAGTGACAATATCCACATTAGAGTTTTTCATATAGGTGTTGCTCAACCTACAGATATAATCGCCAAACATCTTTCCCACATAATCAAGTGTATGAGAAAACTTGATTGGTTTGGCACGATCCATAGAATCAATTAGTTCATCATCTATATGAGTATTAAGTTCTTCAATCACTTCACTGCCGAAGCCAACAGACATGAAACTGACTGCTGGTTTTGTATTAAATGATATATTCATTTTATTCCATTCCTATTCCCATTTTGGTCTTGTTAATTAGATAGCTACGCACAAAGCCAGACCGAACAATGTCACCAATGGTAAATTCTGTGCAATTGAATTCTTCCATCTCTTCTAGTATTCTTAGAAAGTCATGTAGACCATTTTTCTCATTTGTCCTCTGTAAATCAGATTGAGCAAAGTCTCCACAAAATACAATCTTGGAGTCTTGACCCACTCTAGTAATAATCGTATCCAACTCATGAAAATTTAAGTTCTGACATTCATCTACTATAATGATACTGTTATCAAATGTCAACCCCCTTAGAAAAGAAGTCGAAAGAAAATACAATGATGATTGTGCCTTCAACTTAGGATATAGAGAATTGAAGGCTGCTTCATTTGGCATCTTGAACATGAACTGAACCATGTTCTGATACGGAACTTGATACAGTGCAGACTTGTCTTCCTCATCACCCGGCAAGAAACCAATCTCTCTTGTTGGAATAAGAGAGCGAACCAGAATAACCTTGTCGTATGGTTTTTTCAAATCCATCACATCCTGCAAAGCGAGATACAACGAGACAAAGGTTTTACCCGTTCCAGCAGCACCAAACAGAAACTGATTTTTTTCTTTTTTCCATGTGCTGAATACCACCTTTTGATTATCAGTGATTGGTTTGATTACAACAAGGTCTTTAGAGCTTATTTCTTTATTTTTTTGCGCTGCCATTTTCTGCTTCCATATTAGAGTGAGGGGGGCAACCGGCACCCCCCTCTGATGTAAAGGCGGAGTGACTTCCAAGCTTACATAGACGCTGTGCGTCGGTGCTGAAGTATGATTTTCTCGCCCACATCATATCTATTTTTTATATTTATCTACTATACTTTTTGCCTTGATCTGTGCATTAGTTTTTCCACTACCATATCTATCTGCCATTGCTGAACTAGGGTGTGCGGCCGCAATCCTTTGCATATTCTCTGTAAATCCGGCATCTACCTTTGGTCCAACTCCCATCACATGGTCACCAGCAAGAGCTACTGGTTGAAACACTCTTTCAACATTCGGATTGTCCTCCATATACTTATCATATTCTGACATTGACATGACTTCATCATATTCAATACCAGATTCTAAATTCATAAATGTATATGTCGGCATTATCCTTCTCCCATATTAATGTTTGGCATGTATCCAGCATAATAATTTCCAGATAATACAATTCTCCCATCAGATGTATCATTCGTATAGTGATATAGATTTGATGGAAAAATAACTAAATCTCCCTGCTTACACACAACTCTTGGCCTATTAATACCATGCGATGGTGATTCATCTGTCATAAAGCTTAAACTTGTGTCACTGTCTCCTGTCGAAAGATATGCTGCAATAGAATAAAAATTAGGTGCTTCTTCATGACAATGAGGATGAACAAAACTATTATTATCATAGAAGCTAATCCAAGCATTATACATTGCAACAACAAATTGCATACCATTTCTTTTCATTGAAGCTGGCTTACGTTTATTGAAATGTGGATAATTTAATCTGGTGGAAATACAATGTTCAACCTTTGCTGAAACTCTCTGTAGATAAGGCCCAATGTCCTTGTCCTTTTGGAGATGCCAACCTGTGCGTCGAACACCTTCTAGGTTATCGACAATACCAGTTTCTAGTTTTTGTCCTGCCAATTCTATTAAAGTATTACATAACTCTTTATCTAGAGTTGACTTCATAATAAAATCAGTTTTGAGAACAGGAATATATTGTACTGCCTCAAACGAATCTTCACCATTCATTAAAATTCAAACTCCAATTGTTTAGCTGGAATTAATTTTT